GGCAACCCCCCAACCAACCCTGGTTGGTCATCGAGGGAAACGACCAGGGCGATGGCGCCACAGCCAACCGATGCACCTGCCTCAAATTGGGCACTGGGTTCATCTGGCAAATCGCAACGGCTGAGTCGTTCACCATTGGCGACCGCTGTCGGTCTTTGGCCGGTGTCCTCAAGCCGCTCACTGGCGCCTACGAACAAGCAATCGGAGAGATCATCGGCGTGAATACCGCGAACGGTACCGTCGTGGTCTCGTCCTAAGGAGCTACAACCATGTCGAACCTCACTTCCATCTTCGATGTGGTCCGCGGTTGGCCGAATTCCTGCGCACTGCAGCAGCACTTCAAGCAGAAGGCTGCGGTCTCCCCGGACATTGGCGAAGGTACTGTTGTCGCCGTCGAGAATGAGGGCACTGTCCCGGTCGTAAACCGGTGGACGTCTGCCCTCCACGCGAGCGGCAACAAAGATCAGCCGTGGATTGTCATGCGCGGTCTGGACCAAACCGATGCCGAGTACTCGGAGAAGTTGGCCTGCGCCAAACTGCGTACCGGGATCATGTTCAAGGTTTCCACGACTGAGTCGCCAATCCCCGGAGACTTGGTGTACTCCAACGCGGGCGTGGTGACCATAACCGACCCTGGAACTGCCCCGGCGTTTGGCTCTGTCGTGGCCTGCAACGAATTCGAGGGTTGGATCATCGTCGAGTCTTGAAACAGAAAAACCCTTCTTGTCACAGGAGAAATACAATGAACGTCGAAACCCCGCAACTGGACGCCCGTTACATCAACCAGGGCTTTGTCAACAAGATCGAGCAGGGACGAATCAAGGAAGCACAGGATGAGGGCACAGCCTTCATCCGTGTGAAAATGCGTCAGACCTCCTTCGCGCGCGAAATCATCCCGCCCGTCGTGCTGGCGGACGATGAGATCGATCGCGACGAGTTCACGGACCTGCCGAAGAAGATCGTCGAGAAGGAGCCCGAGTCCGAGGCCACCTTCGTGACGTTCAAAGGCACTGGCAAACGGCGCTGGTTCTCGGGACCCCGCTACGCCATCCACTTCGGCAAGATCGAGTCGGATCGGTTTGTGAAGTCGAAGTTCGAGCTCATGACCTACCAGAACGACATCCGCAAGATCCTCACCGACAACTCGGTGAAGGACATGGCCGACCAGGAAGACACCAAGTTCACCGAGACCATCAACGCGCTGTGCACCGGTTCCCAGCACCTCACCCCAGGATCCGGGTTCACCGCGACCAACTTCGTGGCGGCCTTCCAGTATCTGCTCGCCAACAAGATCCCCATTGGGAAGATCCTGATGTGCAAGGAGCTGTACTACGAGGCGCTGAAGTTGGAGTACGCCGCCGTCGGTTCCGAGATCCTCAAGAGGCACTACGATGACGGTATCGAGGCCGAGGAGAAGCTCTGGGGCGTGCCGGTGGTGACCACCATCAAGCGCGACATCATCGCTCCGAAGGACTTCTACGTGTTCGGGCCCCAGGAGTACCTGGGCAACTTCTTCCTGCTCCAGGATGCGACCCTGTTCATCAAGCAGGAAGCGGACATCATCGAGTTCTGGTCGTACGCGGCCCCCGGCATCGGCATCGGCAACACCAAGTCGATGATCCGCGTGACTCTAGCGTGATTCTGACCGTCTAACCGACGAGTCGACGAGGTGATCCGTGAGAGTGATCTACAACCTACAGGACTCCGTCACCCTTCTGGATGGCGGTAAGATCCGGTTGCAACCCCGCAATACCCCGGGTGAGCACGTGAATATCACGGACGAACAAGCCAACCGCACCGAGGTGGTTGCGTTCTCCGTGCACCGCCGGGTCAACATCCTGACTCTGGAGGAGAGCGCGGCTTACGAGGCCCAGAGAGCCCACACGGCTCAGACGGTAGCGGTGGAAGCCCCGGTTATCGTACCTCCTGAAGTTCCTGCACCGGCGCCCACGCCGGAACCGGTGGCAGCACCTGAGGTGGTAGTCCTTCCGCCTCCCGCAAACGAAGTAACACCAGAGATCGCACCGTCTCCGCTCCCCACATCGGAACCAGAGGCCACAGGAATCCTCACTGGAGAAGCTGAGGCGGCATTCGACTCGACCGAGAAGGACCCCGCGGACGGCTTCAAGAGAAAAACTCGCCGCCGGTAACATACCGCGTGTGGTCCGGAGGGAGGACAGATGGCAATTACTCTGGGCCAAGTGACGAGATTCCTACGCGACCACCCCAGCTACAACATTCTACTGGACGATGTCCAATTCTCGGAAGAGGACATCTCCGACGCTCTCCACTTCGCAGTTGCACAGTACAATGGGCTCACCCCGATTACGGCGTATACAGCAGACAACTTCCCAAATGATTATCTGTTACTAATCGGGGTGACCGCCCATTTGATGCGCAGCGAGAGTTTCCTGCAGATCCGCAACCAGCTCACCTACAACGACGGCGACGTGAGCGCAATCGGTGTCGACGACAAATTTGCCGCGTACAACGGGCTCCGCGAGGCACTTCGAGCTGAGTGGACAGAGATGGGCCGAGCTATCAAGACCCAGATGAACATGGAGCAAGGGTATGGTATGCTCTCCTCCGGCTACTCACGCATCAGAACGGGAATCAAATGACACGCGACGAATACTTGCAAAAGCTTGCCTACGAATTTGGCTGCCGAGCCGCTGAGCAAGGCATGGACAAAGAAGCCTTTCTTGGGCTTGGAATTAAGGCCCTCGGAAAAGGGTTACAGACGACTTGGGGTCTAGGAAAAGGCATGCTTTCCAATATGGGAAAAGGGTTGACCGGCAGTGTAGGAAACTTCGGAGTTGGCGTGGCCAAACAATTCCAAAAAGCAGCTCCGCGCGCCTACGAGTGGTCTCGAGTAGCGGGACGCGGTGTGCCTAGAGAAGCTCTAGGATTCGGTCTTTTTGGTGGCGTACTCAACTCTGCCATGGCTGACCCTGGTGAACGCATGAAGGCTTTTGGGACCGGCTTTGCTGGCGGTGCATTGGGTGGAGCTGCCTGGCGCGGAGCGGGCAACGTGATACGGCACGGACAGGCCAAAGCTTACAAGGCAATGCACGGTGGCAGGTTGTTCCCGGCGGGGTCACGCACTCCCTACGTCCGTGATGCTGCAGGAAAAGTTCTCGAGGGGCCAGCTGGCGGAGGCCAATTCCAAGCCGGCAAGGGACTCTACAGCGGCGCAGGTAGCAAAGTGTTCAAACCCCAGAGCGCTGTTGCTGACACCGCCAAAGCCCACACCGAAGCCGGAAAGAGCTGGTTCACGAACCCCAATCGCTGGTACAACCGAGCCAACGAAGGCGCCATGAAGCGGATCGGCTCCAAGGCTGTTGTTGGCGCACTGCCCCTGGCCGGCGCTGTGGCCGCAAGTTCCTACACTCCAACGTTCGAAGGGGAGTCGGGGGGAGCACAGGGAGCGCAGCAGGGAGCAGCAGCCAATCCGTACAACAACCCCTACTACCAACAGGGGGCATAACCATGCCACTCAGCAAGAAGCAACTTGTCAAGTTAGCCTACGAGGTTCTGGCCCGCTACGTGGAGAAGTACGGGGGGTTGCCCACTGGATCAATCCCCGGCGTGCGCGCAGGCACTGCGGGCATAGCCTCGAAGGGGATGACTATAAAAGGCAGCACCCCCAACCCAATGGGTATCAAGCCGCTGGCCAGCGACGTGTTGAGCCCCAGTGGCGCCAAGGGTCTAGGCGGAATGGGAAAAGGAACCGGGACAGGAATGGGAGGCAAAGGTGCCAAATCATAAGCCAATGGTCAAAATCAGCGCTCCGTGGAATGTCGACGGAATGTTACCGCGTAACACCTTCGACGTGCCTGCCACGAACGGCGGAGCGAAGTTCATGCAGTGGTGGGGGAAAGCCGCCGCTGACGCACGCGCTGAAGTGCTCAAGTATGCCAACGACAACCATCTGGGTGTAGTCGAAGCCCTGGAAAAGGTGCAGTGCGACCGCTGATCACCAAGATTACACCCTGGCACCCAGCCAAGGTGCGGATCCAATGGGATCTGGAAGAGGTGGGAGAGTACGGAACGTTCCGTTTCAACGTAGAACGTTCCGGCTCTCCTGGCGGGCCGTGGACTACGGTTGTTGCGTCACTCGCGGATATCTACACCTACGACGACCTGCTGAATGACGGTG